TTTTACGGGTCCCATCTTTACTTTTAGGAAAGAGTCTCATTTTTATTCTTATAGTTATTAGAGTCTCATCTATCTATGAAACAAAGTAGTTAAAATAAATTATATCCTATCTCATCTAAATCCAGTTAGGTAATGCTAGGCCGAGATAAGGGCCGAGAAGGTAGCTAGGATAAGCCAGGCTAGGATATAGGTAGACTTAATCCCTGATTAATAGTTCAGCGCAGGATAAGGTCGAGCGCGGGCTAATAGGTCATCCTAGAGGCTCTCGTCTGAAAGTTCAGTTTATCATTTTAAATTACTATAATATTTTTAGTTTAGTTAATCTAAGAAAATATGATAAGAGATAGGAGGGATTGACTTTTAATCGGAGGTGTGATAAGATGAAGGAACCTAATAAAAATAAGCGGACTGAAAGTTCAGACTGAAAGTTCATTCTCTTCTATTATGATAACTAGACTATTGTTGAGTTATAAAGGTTAGAAGTGTAAAGAGATTCTTATGTTTATTATATCCTGTCTTAAATGCAGAAGAAGTTTTGGAAGAGTTGGACATATCTTAATGCATTGGATAGGCAGCGCGTGTAAAGGAATCGAGCAACCGGAGTTACCATTATGAATATTATAGTTCCTGATGAAGAACTTCAAGAAATTAGTATTGAAGATGCTATCAAATCTAATGATAAATCTCAGATTATTATTAAGGGAGAATTTCAAGGAGATAGAGGAAAAGGCAGAGATGAATTAACTAAAGAAATTATAGCTCATGATGCGATTGCTTTAGGAGCTAGTAGAGCAGCAGAAATTCATGGAATAGAAAAACCTTCAGCTTCTAGATATTCTAACGGTCATGATATTAAAGATGAAGATAGCAAAGCTGGAATATTAGCAGCGCGTCATAATATTGCAGATAAAGCGACCGCGAAATTAATGCAAGCACTTGATTTATTTGACCCTTCTTGTATTGAGAAGCATGTAGATATAGTCAAGTCAGCTAGCATGCTTGCTAATATAGTAGATAAGGTAACTGGTAAGAATAATCAAGGTAATGCGGTCCAATTAATTCTTCATGGACCTAAACAAATTAATATTAATAGTTATGAGGTAATTGATGTTTAAGAGAGTTCTTCTTCCTCAAATAATTATAATATTATTAATTTGCGCCATTAGTGTAGGATTAAAAGGAGAAGAAAAAGGATTAACTGAAATTCAAAAATTAAAAGCAGAAAATTTTAAATTAACTACTCAGTTAATTGCTTGTCAGAATAATCAAAATCAAGCAGCTCTAAAAAATGCACAAGCTGAATTAGTTGAAGATTTCCGTAAGACATTAGGAGCTAAAGATGAAGAAGTTTTTGATTGGAACACTCTTACTTTTAAGTCTAGTAAGTAGTGTTTCTGCTCAGACAACTATAAGCAGTTCTTCTCCCGCGATTTGGAATACTAGTGGGCAGGGTTCTATTAGTATTCAAGTTACTGGTATTACAGGGGGAGGAACTATTACATGGGCTTGTTCAGTAGATAATTCTACTTTCGTTTCCTATCTTCTAACTCCTGTAGGTTCTTCTACCGCAGCTGCTACTACAACTTCTAATGGTATTTATTCTGGGCCATTAGGACCATGTAATTCTTTTAGAGCTTCTATTTCAGCTGGTTCTGCTTCAGTATTTCAAAGAACTATCGTAGCTGTTAAACCTAGGTCCGTAGATTTATCTGGCGTGGGCACAGTTACATCTATAGCTACAACCTCTCCTATTACCGGCGGCACAATCACTACAACTGGAACTATTGCTTGTGCTACTTGTGCGGTTACTACAGGAACATTAGGACAATTCTCTGCAACTACATCAGCTCAATTCTTTGGAGTTATTAGTAATGAGACAGGAGGTAGTGGAAATGTTGTAGGAAGTGCGTCGCCTACTATTGACTCTCCGATAATAACAACCCTATTAGATTTAACCGCTACTACTGGAGTCAGGTTTACGGCTGCAAGTGGAGCACTAACATTAGCAGACCTAGCTGGAACTACTGAGAATATTACTTTAAGCTTAAGAACAGCTAATATTGCTACATTTAGTTCTTCTACCGGAGTAAATGACTATTTATATTTAACTGAAGAAGTTAAAGCATTATTGACTCTTAGGACGGCTGATAATGATACTGGTTCTATTGCACCTAATTTAAATCTTCAAAGGTCTAGAGGAACTACAGCTTCTCCAGCAGCAGTAATAAGCGGAGATACTTTAGGGGAAATTAGGTTTTTTGGTTATGCAAATAGCGCCTTTCAACAGCCCGGAGCTATGTTTGTTACTGTAGATGGTGCTCCATCAGGGAGCAATATTCCAACTTCTATTCATTTCAATAATAATAGTGGTTCTGGAGGAATAGCTCCTTTTCATATTAGCTCAAATAACAACGTTATTATTGGTCCTGCAGCTACAGGTGTAACATTAGCTGGAGCAGCAGGAGTTCTAACTATTGCTGGATTAAGCGGAACGCTTGAAAATTTAACTTGGGATTTTACTGTAGCTAATACTGTATCTGTTGGAACTGGAACGGGCGTTACCAAGATTGATTTTGGAACAATCATCTTAGAAGGAGCATTTAACTCCTCGGATGGTTCGGCCGGTATTACTGGAGCTAGTTGCACAGCTTGGAAAAATGGTCTTTGCACTTCTAGCTAACTATAATGTCATTCTTATTAGCTATGCAAAATAAAAGAGAGTATGATGGTGGCCAACCTTGGTGGGTTGGGTCAATTTATAAAATAGGAATTCCAGCAGCTATATCTTGTTATCTTATTTATTTTTTAGTTCAAAAAGTTGATACTAAACAAGATGAAATATTTAGTTTATTAAAAGCTCATAATAATGTTATGTATCAGCAAATGGAAGAAGATAAAAGACAAGCTAATGAAATAGAACGAAGTAATAAATTTTTACAACAAATTTGTTTTAGTGTAACCCCTAACAGCAGAAGGCAGGAGTGTTTCAAATGAAAAAGATTCTACTTGTCGTGTCTCTAGTTCTTCTTACCGTTCCTCTTTCTGGGCAAGTTATCTACCCTCTTACAATTATTGTAGGTTGGGATAGAAATCCTTCTACTGAAGCAGTTATTGATTATACATTAGTTCATAATAATGGAACTGGTAATCAAACATTTACTATTTTAGATTCTGCTTGCACTAATCCTATTGCAGACGGTCAATGTAGACAAGCTATTTCTGTTCCTGGGGCCGGTTTACAGACTGTATCAATAGTAGTAAGAAATTTATGGGGAAGTAGTGTGCCGGAAGTAGTTACATTTTCTGCAACTGCTCCAGGTAAAGCAAGAAATATTAAAATTCGTGTGGGAAATTAAATTATGTGAATAAAAAATTTTATTCAGCCAATAAAATTTTATGTCCTCATTGTGGTTCTATTCCAGCTAAGATAATTACATGTTGTTTATGTAAAGGTGAGAAGAAAATAATAACAAAGAGGATGTGGAGTTATCTTACTTGTGGGATTTGGGCTAGAAGATATTGCACTTGTGATGCTTGTAAAGCAATTAAAAAGATTAAATAAAGGAAAAATAAAATGGTTACAGCTACAGTTACAGGTGTTACAGGAGCAGGACAAAGTGTTACAAGTTTAGCTCTTAGTGGCATTACAGAAGTAATTATTAATCATGCTGCAGGAGCCATTTTTATTACTTATACCCCTACTGGAACTAATAGTAAAAGAGTTTTTGAGCTTATGTTAAGTGGGCTTACTACTGTTTCTTATACTATTTCTGGTGCTGATGTAGCTTGGGTGTTTAGTTAAAACTTGATATGGTTCAAGTTTTAGACCCTGGTAATGATTTTATCAGGGAAATTAAACCTCACCCGCGTCAGGATGATTTCTTAAAAATTAGTGATGAAATCTTTGAAGCTTTATATGGGGGCGCAGCTTATGGAGGGAAATCTTTCTTACTTACCCTCTTACCTCTTATCAGAGGATTTTATAAATTTAGAGGCTTCAAAGGTATCATTCTTAGAAGAAAGTTTCCTGACCTTGAAAGGGAAATTATTCGTCTCAGCAAAGAATATTACCCATTAACAGGAGCTACTTATAATGAAACTAAACACTCCTGGGAATGGAAAGAATATGGTTCATACATGGACTTTGGGCACGTTCAACATGCTCAAGATATTAAAATGTATGACTCTGCTCAGTATAATTATTGTGCTTTCGATGAACTTACTCACTTTGAAGAAGCTCCTTATTTATACATGGTTGGGAGCAGAGTTCGTCCGGGTTCTAGTTTTAACATTGCTATCGTTAGAAATGGAACAAATCCTGGCGGAGTAGGACAAACATTTGTTTATAATCGTTTTGTTAAGCCAGATGAAGGAGGATATAAAAGATTAGTAGATAAAATTACAGGATTATCGAGGATTTTTATTCCCGCGCTACCACAGGATAATCCTCATGGAATGGAGTATGACCCTTTATATTTACAGAAATTAGAAATTCTTCCAGAAGCGGAAAAAAGAGCTAAGAAATATGGAGATTGGCATGCGTTTGAAGGTTCAGTATTTCCGGAATTTAGGCCTATTAATATACCAGGTGAACCTGATAACGCAATTCATGTTATTCAGCCTTTTGAAATTCCTGAATGGTGGCCGCGCATCCTCAGTATTGATTGGGGAAAACGCGCTATGTGTCACGCAATTTGGGGAGCAATTGCACCAGATGGTAGAGTTTATATTTATCGAGAAAGAGGATGGAAAGGAAAGGATGTTCCTTATTGGGCAGCAGAAGTTAGAGAATTATCTCACGTTGAACCTATAGTTCATTTTATTCTTTGTGGAAGTGCTTGGCAGGAACGTGGAGTCGAAACAATCGCAGAACAGGTGCAGAGATATTCTGGGTTGGTTCCTTCTTCTAGTGATAATTCTCCTGGTTCTAGAGTTGCAGGGTTACAGTCTATTCATGATTTTTTAAGGTGGCAGCCTAGAGAGCATTTATTAAAAGCTCCTGGAGATGTTTATGATTTAGATAAAGCTAATTATATTTATAGAAATTACGGAGAAGATGCACTTATTAAATATCGGAATATGTTTATTGATGAGGAAGAAGTAAGTAATCTTCCTAAATTACAGATTTTCTCTAATTGTAATATCTTAATTGAGACTATTCCGGTATGTGTTTATGATGATAAAAAGAGAGAAGATATTCAAGAGTTTGATGGGGATGACCCAATAGATAATCTTAGATATTTTTGTAAAGCTGTAACGCGTTATGCTTCTGCTAATGATGAAGAATTGAATAGAAGAAAAGCAGTTAACGCGGTGGTAGCTCAATATCAGCAAGGACAGGATACTACTAAATTATATCGACAGATGGAGCGATTAGAACAAACTCAAAAAACTCATCAACATGGTGTAACAAGAAGGTCGATATTAAAAAGGCGAAGAGGATGATTAAGACATTAAGAAAATTATTAAATTTACGAAGAGAGTGTCATGGATGTCAAATTCTTAAGGAACAACTGGAAAAGAAAAACATTGAAACTCAAATGTTATTGGATACGATTACTTCTATCTGTAAGCCAGCTGTAATTGTTCCTCAAAATTCAGTAAGTCAAGAACCTATTAGACAAGGTAAAGTAAGATGGGATGTAAGACGTAGGATTCTTGAAGCAAACTCTAGGAAAGCTGCAACAATTAAGAAAGAACATCCCGAAATTAGTGAAGATATTCAAAAATTAGAAGAAGAACTCGGATTAAGTGATGAAGGAAATCCAAATGGAAATGATATTGCTCCCGAAGGGGACGAATCAACGCATTAAACAATTAGAAAGTCAAAATCAAGTATTACATTATAATATTCATTCTGGTAGATGTATTCATATTAGTAATGAAGGTATTAAATGTGGAGGGGCTTCTAGAAAAGATTTGGCTAATGGTTGGTTATGCACGAAGCATCAAGAATATATTTTGATAGCTACAAAACTTCATGCGGTTAATTAATGCGTATTAAAGAGCTTAGTGATGACCTCAAACAAAAACTAAACTCTATAGTCGACCATTTCGATTTAGAGGATAGAGAGGTTAGAGAACGTCAAGTTAGAGAATGGCGTAAGCTTAAACTTTATTGGGCTGGTTATCAAAGAATATGGTATGACAATGTAGCACATGATTGGAGAGTTTATGACGAGTGGCAGAATTTAGAAAATGATGATGCTGATTTCTATGATAAGCCTATTAATGTTTTAAGGGCTTATATTGAATCTATTATAGCAGCATTATCTATTACAATTCCTAAAGTTTCTTGTGTTCTTAAAGATGCTAATAATTCCGATGATTTATTAACTGCTAAAGCCGGTAATAATATTAGTCGATTAATTGCTAAGGAAAATGAAGAATCTCTTCTTTGGCTTTATACTCTTTTTGTTTATTGCACAGAAGGATTAGTAGCTGCTTATCATTATTCTAAGGAAGATGAAAAGTATGGAACCTATACTGAGCCTGATGTAAAAGAATTTAAAGAAGAACATTATATTTGTCCTAATCCTGAATGTGGAGAACCTATTCCTACGGAAGATGTAGAATCTCCTATTATTGAAGAACAGAAGCTTTGTTCCTCTTGTCAACAGCCTTATGAACCTGCTTTATTATCTCTTCAAGAAGTTCCAGTTGAACGGGTTGTAGGAGAAGTTACTAAGAATAAGAAACACCAATGTATTGAAATTAGAGGGGGATTATATGTTAAAGTTCCACTCTATGCTAAGAAACAGGAAGATTGTCCTTATTTACGTTATTCTTATGAAACTCATTTTTCAACTGTAATTAAAGAATTTCCTCATCTCGCTTCTAAATTTAAGAAGAGTGGTAAGATTGTATCTTCTGCTAATACGGGAGATTCTACTTATGAAAGATGGGGAAGATTACCTATTCCTTATGTTTCAGATTATCCTACCTATACTCCTACAGTTACACATACTTGGTTAAGACCTTCAGCTTATTATGTTCTTTGTGATGATGAAGATGGTATTAAGAAGTTAAATAAATTATTTCCTACTGGCGTTAGAATTACAAAAATTAATGATTTCTTTGCTGAAGCCGTAGAAGAAAAATTAGATGACCGATGGACTTTAGCTTTTAATCCTTATTCAGATTATATTCATCATGACCCAATTGCGCTTCTTCTTATCTCAGTTCAAGATATTCTTAATGATTTAAATTCTCTTACTCTTCAGACTATTGAACAAGGGATTCCTCAAACTTTCGTAGACCCTGCGATTATAGATTTAGATGCTTATAGGCAATCTGAAGCCGCGCCGGGTAGTGTTTATGGAACTAAGGCAGTTTCTGCTAATAAAACTATTGCAGAAGGGTTCCATACATTAAAAACTGCTACATTAGGAACAGAGGTATTACCTTATGGGCAGAAGGTTCAGGAACTTGGTCAGCTTACTTCTGGTGCTCTACCTTCTCTCTTTGGCGGTAGCGGTCCTCA